AAAGACCCTAATTCACGCCTAAGACAAGCAAGGAAAAGATGGAAGTGCTGATGGCTGAGAAAACTGTTCACGAAATTGAGCTAGAAATGGTTAAGTTTCAAGCCCAACAAGATCATCTTGTGACTAGCGTTGATAAGCTGCAATCTGACATGAAAGAGATCAAGATTGCAGTATTTCAAGCAAAATGGATGATTGTTGGTGCTATTGTTTTCGCTGGCCTGATGAATAGTGAGCTTTTCATGGAAGTTATCTTGGGGATTGGTAAATAATGGCGATTGGTCGCTCTCAAATGTCTCAACAGGTGTCTAAGCCACCTATGAAGAGAAAGGTGAAGAAAAATGCCAAAAGACGCATGCTACAAAAAGGTAAAAGCAAGGTACAAAGTGTTTCCAAGCGCATACGCAAGCGGAGCAATCGCTAAATGTCGCAAAAAAGGCGCTAAAAACTGGGGAAATAGTAAGAAAAAGCCTGTAAAAAAGGCTATGGGTGGTGAAATTATGCCATCAAATGAGTACCGCAAACGTCCAGTGCGCCGAATGTTACGTGGCGGAGAGGCGATTGCAAATGGATGCGGCAAAGTAATGACAGATCGTCGCAAAGTAACGAGCTATTCGTAATGGCTGTTCGTAAGACAAAAAAAGGTGCTGCACTCAAGCGTTGGTTTAAAGAGGACTGGAAAGATGTCCGCACTGGCAAGGCTTGTGGGCGTAAAAAAGGAGAAAAACGGGGGACACCATATTGCAGACCAACAAAACGTGTAAGTTCTAAAACCCCTAAAACAGCGTCAGAGATGACATCCACTGAAAAGCGTAGTAGAATAGCTCAAAAGAAGCGTCTTGGGCAACCTGCAGGAAAACCGAAGCGCGTTAAGTCGCTTAGAAGGAAAAAGAAATGACCGTATCAGGCTCAACAGACTTTGAATTAGATGTAGCGGAGTACATCGAAGAGGCTTTTGAGCGTTGTGGCTTAGAAGCCCGTACTGGATATGACTTAAAGACCGCAAAACGATCTTTAAACCTTATGTTAGCTGATTGGGCTAATCGAGGTTTAAATCAGTGGACAATTAAGCAGCGTACAATAACACTTACCGAATCTGATGGAGAATATGACCTTGAAACCGATGTTATTGACGTTTTGTCTGTAGTTGTTCGTCGTAGCAATACAGATTATACGATTGAAAGAATTAGTAGGGATCAATATCTAGCTATTCCTACAAAAACAACTGAAGGAAGACCTACTCAGTTTTTCCTTGACCGTCAAATTACTCCAAATTTAAAGATTTGGCCTCTTCCTGACAATAGTACAGATATTCTTGTATATGACTGTTTAACACGCATAGATGATGCGGATACACAGGTAAATACTATGGATATTCCGTTTAGATTTTACCCCTGTTTGTCTGCAGGATTAGCGTATTATTTGTCTCTAAAACGTGCCCCGGAGCGGGTTCAAATGCTAAAAGCAGTGTATGAAGAGGAAATGCGCCGTGCGATTGATGAAGATAGAGATCGTGCATCATTCCAAATATCTCCAAGTTTAAGGAATTATCGCATTGTCTAAGTTTGCAACAGGAAAATGGGCTTATGGCATATCAGACCGATCTGGCTTCAGATATCGGCTAAAAGACATGCGTAAAGAGTGGAATGGCCTTCTTGTTGGTAAGGATGAATGGGAGCCAAAACATCCGCAATTAGAGCCAATTAGGGTTCCCCCAGACCCAGAAGCGATTAAAGGTGCAAGACCAGAGCCAAATTTGGACCAAGAAAGAAACATTCAATGGAGTTGGAACCCCGTTGGTGGCCCTTCTGATGATGGTCTTACTCCAAATAGATTAGAAATGGCAGGTTCTGTCGGATCAGTTACGGTGGTGACATCATGAGTTTTACATACGCACAGCTTAAACAAGCAATTCAAGATTACACAGAGAATGATGAAACCACTTTTGTCGCAAATATACCTCTTTTCATACGTCAGGCTGAAGAGCGAATTTTAAAAAGCGTACAACTAAGCCTATTTAGAAAAAATGCTGCGGCAAGTACGACCTCAAGCAACAAGTATTTGGCGTGTCCAAGTGATTTTTTAGCCCCTTTTTCTTTAAGTTTAGCAGGTGCTGATGGAGATAAGTTCTTTATAGACTTTAAAGACCCATCTTTCCTTCAAACTTATACTCCAGATGCGACGACGACAGGAACACCGAAGTATTATTCACAGTTTGATGTCGATAACTTTATGTTAGCTCCTACCCCAGACGCAGCTTACACTGCGGAGCTTCATTATTTTTATCGCCCAGTAAGTTTAACTGTTGGATTAGATAGCGGCGAAACTTGGTTGAGCAAAAATGCAGAGTTAACTTTGTTGTATGGCTCCCTTGTTGAAGCTTATTTATTCATGAAGGGAGAGCAAGACATGATGTCTTATTACGATAAAAGGTTTAACGAGTCCTTAGCGGGTCTAAAAATGCTTGGCGAGGCTAAGGAAACAACTGATGAATATCGCACAGGTAAAGTTGTGAGGGCTAAACAATAATGTTTACAGGCACAATGGAAATACCAAAAGATCAGGTTTTGGTGAACGTATCTACGACAAATAATCGTGGATTTACCCCTGAAGAGGTCGCTGAACAGTGTGTAAAAAAGATCATATCTGTTTCGAACAACACTCATCCTGCACTTAGAGATCAAGCTCAAGCTTTTTCAAATCACATAGAAAAAGTCGTTGCTCATTATATGAAACAAGCTATTCGCAGTGACCGCACAACTGTGTATAATGCCATTAAAGATGCAGGGCATCCCGAACTGGCTGAACTTATAAGGAGACTTTAACTATGGCCTTTACTGGAAACTTTATGTGTACGTCTTTCAAGAAGGAATTGCTTGAGGCGAAACATGACTTCACAACTGGAGAAGATCAATTCAAGATCGCTCTTTACGACAATAATGCGTCATTTACAGCGGCGACCACCGACTACACCGCTACAAATGAGGTAAGTAATTCTGGGTCATACAACGCAGGTGGTGGGAATTTAACCAATGTAACTCCAACAAGCTCTGGAACGACAGCATACGCAGATTTTGACGACATAACGTTTACGTCTGCAACTATTACTGCTCGTGGCGCATTGATTTACAATTCAGAAGCAGGTGGTGGTTCTGGTACAACCAACACTGTTGCCGTTCTTGATTTCGGCTCTGATAAAACATCCACATCTGGTGACTTTCGAATTAGCTTCCCTGATCCAGCGGGGCCAACAAACGCAATAATTAGGATTGGCACACCAGCATAAGGGTCAATTAGTATGGCACTTGTCGTAAAAGATCGTGTAAAAGTATACAGTTCAACGACTGGTACTGGTACTTTATCCTTGGGTTCAGCTTTCGCGGGATTCCAAACCTTCAATAATGCGTTGGGAGATGGCGACACAACGTACTATGGAATCTTCGAGAGCAGCACAGGTGAGTGGGAAGTTGGACTGGGGACGTATACGTCTTCAGGAAACACGCTTTCTAGGGACACGATCTTAGAGAGTTCTAACGCAGGTGCAGCGGTTAACCTAACCGCAGATACAGAGGTTTTCATTACATATCCGGCGGAGAAGTCTGTATACTTTGATGCCAACGGCGATGTGAATCTAAATCGCGATCCTCAGTCTGCATTACAAGCTGCGACAAAGCAGTACGTTGATACGATTGCAGCGGCGGGTATTCACTACCATGATCCTGTACGTGTTGAGTCTCCTGACACGGCGGGTAGCCTGACTGCAACATACGACAACGGCTCTTCTGGCGTAGGCGCGACACTTACGAACTCAGGCACACAAGCTGCGTTGGTTATTGACGGTGTGACCGTTTCGACCAATGACCGCGTTTTGATTTATAACCAAACGAATGGATATGAAAACGGTGTATACACCGTAACGAATACTGGTTCGGCAAGTACTAACTGGGTGCTTACACGCGCGACAGACGCGGATAGTTACGGGCCTTCTGATCCTGACAGCCTTGGTCAGGGTGACGCGTTCTTCGTAAAAGAAGGTGATACTGGAGCGGGTGAACTGTACGTTATGAATACGGCGGGTGAGATCGTATTTGGAACGACAGATATTAACTTTATTGTTGTGGCGGAGACTGCGGTCTATAGCGCGGGGGACGGTCTAACTCTTTCAGGAACTGAGTTTAATGTTGGTCCGGGTACGGGTATTACCGTCAATGCAACGACTGTCAGCACAGTGCAAGACATTGCTACGTCTGCCACGCCTGAGTTTAACGGTCTTACTACTACAGGCAACATTACGTTTGGGGACAACGACAAAGCCATCTTCGGCGCAGGGTCTGACCTACAGATTTACCATGATGGGTCGCATAGTTATATCAGTGACCAAGGCACTGGTGGTTTAAAAGTTCTAAATGACAGTTGGTTTTATATAAAAAATGCAGCAGAAACAGCAGACAAAGCTATTTTCAAGACTGGTGCAGAAGTTGAACTTTACTATAATGGCAACCAAAAGTTTGAAACTACCAGCACAGGCGTAGACATCACGGGTACTTTGACCAGCGATGGGCTGACTGTGGACACCGACACGCTGTACGTCGATAGCACGAATAATCGTGTTGGCATAGGAACTTTGGCCCCAACTCAACGGGTACAAATTGGTGAGATACAAGGGAAAACATTTGTTATTGACCAATCTGTTTCAAACACAACTCGCCTTGCGAATGATTATAGTGCAATCCTTGAAGCGGGTGGTGGTTATGACCTTAAACTTCGCTCGAATGGCAACGCCAGCTTTGGTTCCATTGTTTTTGAAACGGCTGGTACAACAGATCGAATGAAGATTGCCTCCAACGGCGACATCAGCTTCTACGAGGACACAGGCACGAATGTCAATTTCTTCTGGGATGCGAGTACAATGGCATTGGGGATTGGTACTGGTACTACTACTCCCGTTAACCCTTTAACTATTCAACAAACGTCAGTCCATTGGCCTTATATTGCTTTAACAAATACGTCAGGCACCACTAAATCTCAGTTTGGCTATCAAGTAGGTGACGACTTGTTAGATATTGCTGCAAATAGTGGCGGTATAAAGTTTAGAACCAACAATACTGAGACTATGCGGCTTACATCGGCGGGTAAGCTGGGTGTAAATGTTCAAACACCAGATGGTAGACTTGAAGTACAACAAGCACAAAATTCCGCAACAGCAGGTAGTTTCTCAGGTCCACACTTACGGTTAAACAACAGCGCAACTACTGACACCACAGGGTTTACTGGGATTGCTTATTCTGGCTCAACTGTTGACAACTATGGTTGGACGTCAGGTGTTCAAAGAACCAGCACCAACGGCACAGAAGTAGACTTTATATGGCGGCATCATAGTAACAGTGATACTGGCACGGAAGCTATGCGCATACATAGTTCAGGCCATGTTACCGTAAACACTACATCAGATAATAATGCTATGCTTGAAGTGCTTCAGGATACTGATGGTTATTCCAGAGGACTTAGATCAAGTAGTCAATCTAATGCAACAACGTATGCTGCTTTAGCTATGGTAAATGGAACAGACGCTGCTTTAACGGCGGGTTCCTCATCATCTGTAAATACAAATCTTACTTTCTATACTGCGACAGGTGGCACTGAGACAGAAGCCATGCGCATTGACAGCAGCGGTAACTTGCTGGTGGGGACTACGAGTAATATCGCCAATGTAGACTCATCTTCAGGAGAAGGCATCGCTTTAAGTTCAGGTAGTTATGGCGGTTTTATTGGTGCATCTCGTGCTAGTGATATTGTAGCTATTTTAAACAGACAGACATCAGACGGCGACATTTTATTGTTCCGCAAAGACGGCACCAATGTGGGGAGTATTGGGACTGCATTTGGGTATATGCACTTAGGTGAAGGTGTAACGGGCCTTGGATTTAGGGGTGCTGATAATACTATTTATCCTTATAATGTAAGTACAAGTACAGCAAGAGATGGTGCAATTAAACTTGGGTCATCATCATATCGTTTTGCAGACCTCTACCTTTCTGGTCAAGCAAATGTCCCAAAAATTGACATGTACCAGCAGACCAATGCACACGTTTTCAGTGTTGCAAGTTATCAGAACGTGTATGGTCCACCAAGTGGTGGTTGGAACAGTGGGACTATTGCTCACACTTTTAATAGCCACGACGGTACAGCCATTGCTCAACTTGGTATAGGCGGCAGTAGTGTTAATCTTACTTCTAGGTTTTTTGGTGATGTCAGTATAAGTGGAGCAAGTGCCCCTGAAACCCATGCGTATTTAAACATAGGTTCTTCTGGTAGTGGTCAAACGAGAGCTATAGATATTGACGGTGGCTGGAGTGCTAATGAAAGTAAGGCTATTTCATTTACCTATGGTACGGGTTCAGCAAACTTGGTTGGACAATGGGATGTCCAACATAATGGCCCTGAAAGTCGTATGCGTTGGGGTAAGTTATATCACAGTGCTGATAGCTCAACTTACACAATGGAGTTGGTGTCTACCTCAACCACAACAGCAGACCTATATGTAAACGGTGGTAAAGTATGGCACCAAAACAACGATGGCTCTGGCTCTGGCCTAGACGCTGATACTGTTGACAGTTTACATGCATCTCGCCTTGGCCCAACGTATGAAATACTCAACACAGGCACCACTGCGCAGTGGGTAAAACTTGGTAACTTTGCCGCAGGTCAATCAGGTAAAAGCTGTACAATTAATGTTGTTTCCAACAGTGGATACAATGCATCGGACGCACAAAATTCACAGGTTTTAATTAGGTTTAAAACTTCCAATAATAGCTCAAATCAATCAGGTTTTTATGGTGACGTACAAGCATACAAAACAGGCCCGAATGCTTCTCCTAGTATAGTTAGAGTAGTTCAGGTTAGTACAACCAGTTTTGATATATGGTGTTACTTTGCCACTTATACTGGCGATGGCTCTTTTTATACAGTTCATCAAACTGATGGCACTTGGACGCATTCCAATAGCTCGGGTACACCTTCTGGCACATATATTGATGCTACAATTAACACGATGTGGCACAGCGGCAACGATGGTACTGGCAGTGGCTTAGACGCAGACACGGTTGACGGTATTCAAGCCAGCAGCTTTTTGCGTAGTGATGCTAGTGATAGCTACACTGGCATTTTGACTGGTGGTGAATTGGCGCAAGGGCTTCACCCAATCCACAGTGGTTATTACGGTCTATGGAATACTGAAGCTTACGCCTCAAATAGCTCAAACTATATGATTATCAATGCGGGTACGGACACCTACATTACTGGGAACGACACTGTCTATATAAGAGGCGGTGATAACAATAGCACTAATCAATTAGCAGTTACAACATCAGGATCAACAATCGGTGGTAACACAATTTTCCACCAAGGCAACCTCATTGAGGGCACTTCGTTCTCAGGCACATATCCTGTTTTATTTGGCATAGATGAGACAACAGGTAGGGTGTTCGAAAATAGTAATATTACTTTTAATGGTACAACTAATACCCTAGCTTTGCCAGTATTAGATGTGTCTAGCAACATTCAAATCGGTGCAGAAGTCATCCTTCAAGAATCCACAGATCGTGCCGACTTATTGCAGATTACATCCACTACATCTGGCTGGGGTGGCTTGCAGATACGCAATAGCTCCAACGAAGGTCGTTGGTCGTTTATGACGGATGGTAATCAAGCTGGTATTTATGACGATGAGAATGGCGATTGGCACATCTACATGATTGAGAATGCTGGCGTTACCCTATACTATAATAATTCATCAAAGTTAGCCACAACCAGTGGCGGTGCCGCAGTCACGGGCGCACTGACAGCCACTGGCGACATCACAGCGTACTTCTCAGATGAACGCCTCAAAGACTTTGACGGTAAGATCGAAGGTGCGTTGGACAAGGTTAGCCAACTAAACGGCTACTACTACCATGAGAACGACAAGGCCAAGGAGCTAGGGTTCGAGAATGATGCCCGTCAGGTTGGTGTATCAGCGCAAGAGGTCGAAGCGGTCCTTCCAGAGGTTATTAAACCTGCG